AACCCCGGACCCGATCGTAGACGACTCCCCTGTCGTTGACGAAGACGGGACACTCGGCGACCCGACCGAATCGGGTGAGGGGACTTCAACGGACGAAAATTCGGAGGAAGCGTCCACCTCCGCCGTCGATCCCGGCGATGAACCGGATCCCAACACGGACTTGACTGGGGAGCAGCCTGTCGAAGAGGAAGCAGCTGCGCCGCCGGCCCCGAAGAAAGGATCTGCCGCGGAACGCATTGTGGAAGCACTAGACCTTGCGGAAGGCTACAAGGTGTTTGGCAAGCACATGCAGGACCAACTGAAGGAGGCGCTCGCCGAAAACGCGCGTCTTCGGAGTGGCGGCACTCCGACTCCCCCAGCCCCGGCTGCTGTTGCTCCTCCCGTTGTCGAAAAAGACGAACCGATGCCCGATATGAGCGATTCGGACGTTAACTACGACAGCGACAAATACCGTGAGAAGATGGCGAAATGGGTAAAGGCTCAGGGCCGAATTGAAGCTCGTCGCGCTTTGCGCGAAGAACAGGGTGTTAGCACAGCTGCCCGTGTATGGGAAACCGTAGAGGCGAAGTGCGAGGCATATGCCAAAGACCATCCCGACTTCAAGGACGTCGTAACCAATAACCCAGTGCTGGCTCAAAACCAGCTCGCTCCAGACGCTGCCTATGCGGTCTCTCAATCTGAGTACACCGCCGAGCTGCTGTATCGCTTCGGGCAGGATCCCGCGTTCGCCATTCGAATGGCGCGCCAGAGTCCGGCCCAGCAGTTACTGACAGTCGGCAAAATGATTGCTCAGATCGAGATTGAGAAGTCAACGAAAGGAAAGACCGTGGCTCCCAAGGTACCAGCAAATTCACAGGGCGGTGCGAAACCCGCCCAACAGAAGTCCATCACCAAAGCGCCCCCACCCCCACGACCGACAGCGGGAGCGGGACGGCCGGCAGCACGAGACACCCTCGATCCTAGTATGTCGATGGATGATTTCGCGCGCCAGCACAGGGCGAGCAAAGAGTCAGCGCGCACGCAGAACAGAAAATTGCGTGGGCTGAACTAAAACAACTCGGAAGGGTTAAATGGCTAATTCACTCATCACGGCCCAGTGGGTCGCTCGTAAGGCGCTGGTACTTCTCCACGCCAAGAGCAACTTCACAGGTCGTTGCAATCGCGACTACCAGAGCTTGCTGCCGGGCCCGATCAACGGGGTCATCCTTGGTCAGCAGCTCTCGATCCGTCTGCCGTTCCAGTACATGCTCCGTACCGGACCTCAGATGAACGCCCAGAACTCTGTTCAGCGTTTTGCCACCCTGCTGGTCAACCAGCAGCTCGGCGTTGACATCAACTTCACGAGCATCGAGCGCGCGATGTTGCTGAACAACTTCGAGGAGCAGGTTCTTGAGCCTGCGATGGCGCGTCTCGCGGCCGGTGTGGAGAACTTCACGACCGGTCAGGTGAACAACGTTCCGAAGTTCACTGGTGCGACCTCTACCACAGCGACCTACGACCAGCTGCTGCAGAACGAGCAGTATCTGACGGAAGCGCTGGCGCCGGAGGATAATCGGCGTACGTTCACGGCGACCCCGCAGACTTCACGTTATTTCGTGAAGGACAACAAGGGTCTGTTCCAGCCTGAGAGCACGCTCTCTGATCAGTGGCTCGAAGGCGTAATCTCCGACAAGGCGGCGGGCTATGTCTGCTTCCGTAACACGAAGCTGCCCACCCACGTCATCGGAACCTTCAGCGCCTCCTCGAACCCAAGCGTCTCTGGCGCTGGTCAGTCGAACCCCGGCGCTGGCAACGCGTTTGTCTCGACGTTCTCGCTGGTAACGACCGGTTGGAACGCGGGCGCCGACACGCTGAACGCTGGCGATGTGATCAGCATCGCGGGCGTCAACGAGGTTGACCCTGAGACGAAGGCGTCGCTCGGACGTCCGAAACAGTTCGTTGTGACTGCCACCACGACCTCGTCTGCTGGCAGCATGACGGTCCCGATCGCTCCCGGCATCATCACGGGCGGCTCGTACCAGAACGTGGACAACGTTCCGGGCAACGGCGCGCTCATTCAGGTGTTCGGTATCTCCGGTGCGGCCGCGAACTCGCCTCTGGCGAATATCAGCGGTGCCCTGATCAAGCAGTCGCTTGGCTGGTACCGTGACGCGATCGTGTTTGCCAACCCTCCGATGTTGGATCTCAGCCCACTCGTCAAGATGACGGCTGCGGAGTCCTTCGAGGGCTACAACATGCGCTTCGCGCAGCAATGGGATCCGTCGAACGACGTGCTCCCGGCCCGGCTCGATTCGATCGTGGGTGCGGTACTCAGCTATCCTGAGCTGGCCGTGCGTAACATCGAAGTCGCGAGCGCGAGCTAATCTGAACTAACCAAAGGAGAAAACTATGGCTAACGTTCAGGGCGGCTACGGCCACGGCGACGTGTTCGGCGTTCCGTTTGATTTCTACGCTGGTGCTACACTGGTAACCGGCAGCACGATCACCATGCAGACCAACCAGCTCGTCGTTAACCCGACGGGTACGTTGGCCGCGCTCACGGTGAACTTGCCGCTGAACCCGGTGGACGGTGCCTGCGCGGAGATCACTTCGACCGCGATTCTCACGTCTCTGACCGTCAACGCGAACACAGGTGACTCGATCGTCAACGGCATCCTTGCCGCGGTAACTGGCCTCACGCCGGTTGCTTCGGCGGGCGCTGGCGGCGCGACGGCCACCATCAAGTACAAGTACACCCTCAACGGCTTCCAGCCGGCGTCGGGTGCCGCGGTCAACCCGCGTACTTGGATTCGCGTTCAGTAAAGCAAAAAGGTACTCCAGCCCTCACCCTGCGAGTACCAGCATGGAGCATGACACCATGTACAAAAGCAACATGCTGACTTCCGAAAACCGTTCAAAGTAACGGGCTCCCTAATTTAGAGGTGGCTGTGACGCAGACGACGTATACGAATCAGCAGATTGTGACCCGCAGCTTTCAGAAGCTCGGGATCACGACGGAGGGGCGCGCCCCTTCACCGACGCAGTCGGCGAACGCTCTGCAGATTTGGAACGACAACATGCTCACGCAGATGGTCGACGGCTGGCGGGATATTGGATGGTACCCGCAGACGTCGTCACAGCTCAACACTGCCGCGCCGCTGCAGGACAGCGACGTAGGCGATATCATCCTTTGTCTCGCGTCGTGGATCGCGCCCGACTACGGCCGAAAGATCGAAGTAGCGCAGGATCCGAACGATCCGACGAAACTCTCGAATCAGATCAAGTGGGCCTTCACGCGCTTGAACAAGCGCTATCTCCGACGCACGGAATGTGATCTTGGGGAGCTGTCACGCCCTCAAGGCGGCCCGTTCGGGGGGCCGTCACGGCTTTAATATGCCATATAAAGATCCGGCTATTAAATGTCAGAAAGAGTTAGCGCGGCGTAAACGTAAGCGCGCTTCGGACCCCGCGTGGGCTGAACATGATCGAGCCCAACGTCGCGCATCTGCTCGTAGACGCCGCGGCCGTCTCGGGGTATTAGCAGACGAACCAAGAAAATTAAAGATAAAAACCGACTCGATTTTTGCTGCACATAGGCGCAAACAAAAACGCGACGCCGAGAATAAACGGCGCCGTCGCGTCGATGTGAAAATTGCGCGTTTAGCGGAAGGCGCCGCCTATCGCGCAAATAAATTACATCGTACCCCCGCTTGGGCTGATCTCGACGCTATAAAGTTGGTTTATCTTGTATCTGAACAACGAACACGTTTGAGCGGTATTGAGCATCATGTTGACCATTTCTATCCCTTAAACGGTAAGCGGGTTTCGGGTCTTCATGTGCCATTGAACCTTCGCGTGATTCCGGGGGCGGAGAATCTGCGCAAGGGCGCTCAGTTGCCGGCGTGATCTGTGGGAAACTTTTTCAGTCAGCCGCTGCCGCTCGCTTCGTATCAGCTACCGGATCTTCGCGCTAGCGCGAAACGACTGGTCGGCTGCTACCCGGAGGTAACACCCCCGGACGGACAGACTGACAACAAGACCCCGAACAACCAGATCCCGATCGCGCTCCGGCGCTGGCCCGGGATCACCGGCATCGCGAACACCAACATTCCCGGCGACTCGGTGCGCGGGATGTGGGAGATGGCCGGGACGCAGTACGCGGTCATCGGCTCGAACTTTTACTCGGTTACGTTCAACCCCGTCACGCTCGCTACCGTTCTGTCGAAACTGAACGGCTCGATCCCGATTACCGGCAACGGGTTCGTGAAGATGACGGATAATGGCGCGTGCCTAGTGATCCTGCAGCCGGGCACGACGAACTGCTGGACCTATACACCGTTTTCTGGCGGCGGCGGGTTTCAGACATTGACGGCGACGTTCTTTCAGAACCTCGGCGGCGCGATTGACTGCTGGTACGTGGACACGTTCATCGTGTTCCTCGCGAATAACAACGGCGGCGCCGGCTCGTACACGTTCTTTAACGATGACGGACGTCAGGTGTCTGGGAACGCGCAGATCACGTTCACGACCGCCGCCAGCTTCAGTCGGCAGTTCGGTACTGACCCGTTCTATGGGATATGCGTCGACCACCGCCAGCTGCTGCTGTTCGGCTCGCGCAGCACGGAAGGGTTCGTCAACACCGGCAATGC